CTTGTTAATCTCTCTAGCATGTGCTATAAATTTAGATATGTCGTGTTTAGAATTTGCCAACCAATTAGCTGTAAAAGATGGTTCTTGAGTTTTTTCGGTACGTGGATAGTCTAGACCGAGTCTATCATAGGCTTCTCCGATTTGTCGTGCTGCCCATATGTCTATGTCTTTTCCTACTAGTTGTTTTATTTTTTGTAAATATTCTTTTTCTTGATTTTGGAATTCCAATTTTAATTGATTAGCTTTTTCTACATCTACTCTAACACCTTTCATTCTCATTTGTATTAAAATTGGTAATAACTTATTTTCTAGTTCCCATATTGTAGTTAAATTTTGATTCTGTAGTTCAGGCTTAAATCTTTGCCATAAAAGGTACGTGAGCCGTGCATCTTGTTCCGCGTAAAAACCAACATGCTCTGCAGGTAAACGCCACATCTCTGCTTTAGGATCTATTCCGTGATCTTTAGCAGCTTCATTTAAATCGTTTTCTGATTTTAATTCTCCTAAGTAATCTTTAGCTAATGCATTTAAACTATACGACCATCTGTTTTCATTAATCACAGCAGCCGCAATCATCGTATCAACTATTTCACCATTAACTTTGATACCCATATGCTGTAACCAACCAACATCGTACTGAGCATTATGAAATATTTTTCTTGAAGGTAAGGCACATACATCTTTCATATACTTTAATACCTGATCAGGTATCATATTACCTCCACCTTGGTGTTTAAAAGGATAATAACCTTGCCAACCTTCTACAGCCACAGCAAAACCAATTACATAACCGTTGCCTGTAGCCCAACCTGCACCTAGTTTATTATTAATACCTTCGTCTCTAGTTTCTAAGTCGATGGCTATTTCATCATAAGCACTTAGATCTTTATATTCTGAGGGACAAGACCAGATATGTTTTTTAAAATTAAATGTAAATTGAAGCGCGCTTGTCATGCTGATTGTTTATTATAGTAATGTACCATTGCTCGTGATCCTTCGTATTTTTCTAATCTTTTCTTCATTCGCTGATTCTCTCTGTATAACTTATCTACTTTATCTTTTAAAGTTTTAATTTGTTCTCGGTATTTTAAATTCCAATTAATACCGATTGCACTCATTTTTTTAAATCTTTTAATTTTTTTATTTCTAATTGACAGTAATGAATTATTTTTTGTAGATCTTCAACACCATTTTTATTCAAATATCTACAAACGTACTTCACAACATTGCCTTGAAAGAAACTAAGATTATTTTTAGATATAAATTCATATGGTTGAATGTGAAACGATTTATAATGATTTCCACCTATTTGTTTACTTTGTGGAAATACTTCTTCAAACATTTTTTTATCTGTCATTCTGATTCCTAACATTATTATTTAAATTAATCAATTTAATACTTTCCATATTGCTCTCCCTATTTCTCTCCTTGTACATAAACTAAATAATCTTCTCCTATTGGATAATGATACTTATAGTCTGTGCTTAATAAATGTAAAGAGTCTCTTGCTCTAGTTACTCCTGTATACCAAACTTTCTTTTCATTTGATTTTTCTTCCTTATCTTTATGTCTAAAGCTAGAAGGCCAATTTGCTTTTGAATATAATAATACGTGATTAGCTTCATCACCTTTTACAGAATGTATGGTATCAATAATTACATTAGGTGCTTCATCTAATTTAAATTGTTTGTATCGTTTTAATAATCTTAAAAAATAAATTACTTGTCTTGGTTTAAAGTTACGTCTAAGAATCCACCACCATTGTTTCTTTTGCGCTTCATCAGGTAAATCTAAACCACACCATTCTTTTAATGTTTGAAAGTTATATCTTTTATAATCTGGTTCTTTACTCCAAAACTTAGGAGTTCTATAATCAGGATCACTTACTTCTCTTATGTATTTGTACATAGACTCAGCTTCTTTTTTCATAATCTCTCTACCATTAGATATAGCTGTCCAGGCTTTAATAGCTAACCATTGATCCTGATCAAATGATTTTCTTCCGTGATTATCAGAAAAATAAATACCTGCATCTTTAGCTAAAGCTTTTAATTCATTAACGGTTGTATGTATTCGTCCTAACATAAACCATTTACCATCATCTTTTTCAAAAGGTATTTCTTTAAAACTTAAATATCTTTTAACAGTTCCGTCTTTAACTAATGGTTCAAATTCTTTATCAACACTATCTATAATTCCTTTCCTAACCACTTGGGAAAACTGGTGAATAGCTGTACCAAATCTCCTAGTCTTTCTTAAAACAACCTTACGTCCTGGAAAGTATTTAGTAAAATATCTAGTATCCGCACCGTTCCATTGATAGATAGCTTGGTCATCATCTCCAGCTAAATATATTCTTTTAACCTTATCAGCCATTTTATAAATTAAAGACCATTGCAAAGGTGTAAAGTCTTGAGCTTCATCAAGTATTAATAGATCTAACGATGGAAAGTCTACCTCGTGTAGCGCTCGTTCAACCATATCTGTAAAATCTAAAAAGGATCTTTCACCACCTGAAGTTTTATAATGTTCATAGGTACTTATCTTTCTAATAAATACATCTAAACTATCTTTCTTTTGTGATTCTCTTTTATAAACTAAAATAGGATCTTCTAATAAGTTTCTTGCTTTATCATAGATACCAATAGACCAGTCACTATAAGTAAAATTATCTTGAGATAATCTGTTATCAGATCGTTTTACAAAATTATTTTGTAATGCATAATCAATCATACAATCTTTAGGATCAAATATTTCTTCTTCAAAATATCTACGACAATAAGAATGTAATGTTCTAAATCTACCAAATGACTTTGAATCTAAATGTGGAAAAGCATCTAAAGCTCTTATCTTTGCTGTATCTACTGCTTTATTTGTAAAGGATATAAATGCAATCTTATCAGGATCTGTTCCGTTTTTAAGATATCTTTTTACTACTCTCTCAATTAATGTCCAAGTTTTTCCAGTTCCAGGTGGTCCAAATATTTTAATCGTTTTGAGATGTATTTGTTTCTGTTTCTGGAGTCCTAAATTTTTTGTGGTAGTCATCATCCATTTCGCTTAGTTGTTCCTGTGTATTGTTTTTAGGTTTTATTTTTTGGTGATTAACAAACTCAGGCATTTCAACATACCATATGTTTCTTTCACCTTCAAAAAAATCGTGTTTCTTACAATCTAATAATCTTATAGCTTGGTTAACAGTTTTAAATGGAGTTTTTCTTTTATCTAAAAAATCAGCTAATGTATTACGTTTAAAATAACAAATATTAGTCTTACTGTCTAATACAGTATAACCATCTTTAAGTTTAGTATAATCATCTTGTTCAATTGTACTTTCAAAAAATCTTTTAAGTGTATTATATTTTTCCTCTTCAACTGTATCTTCGTATTTAAGAGATTTGTTTTCTTCTGCTGTTTCTAATAAATGTTTCATTAGCAGCTCAAATGGACTTGGCCCTTTCTTAGGTCTAGGTAGTGTTAACCAAAAAATTCTATATTTAGCTAAACATACACGCCAAGACTTCTCATCTTTAGTATCTTCAGGTTTAAAAGTAATATGTCTATCTCTAAACATACATTCATAGATAATACCTTTTGAGTCCTCAGTGTAAGTTAATTCTGTAAATTCATTTTTAATGTCTGGTGCTTGTACACCAATTCCAAGTTTTCTAAGTTTACAAGTTTCTTTATCACATATAGATGCTACAAATCCGTGTTTAGGGGGACAGAAATATTCATATCCTTTGTTGTGTACTGATTGAGCGGTAGCATCGCTTTCAGATCTTCTTAAAAGACCTTTAGGGTGATTAGCATAAATAACCTTTTGTCTTTCCCAAGCTATATCTTTTAATTGTTTAACTGAAAGATTACCTTCTGCCTTTTTCATTTCAGTAACACAAATATTAAATAACATATTGTTTCTCTCACCTGTCCAACCTTCTTGAATTACTTTTTGCACACAAGGTGGATACTCTCTCCAATCTGTTTCTGCATTGTATTCAGTTACTTTATATTTATAAAAATCTTCAGGATTAATTGCTTTTGCTTTAACTAATTCAATAAAACCACCTAACATTAAAGGTGTATTGTTATCATCGAATGCATATTCAACTGCAGCATCTGCTTTATGATATGGCATACCTACAGCTTTGTTCATTGGAAATACTTCTTTTGATAAAAAGTATTCTTTGTTAATTTCTAATAATTTATTTTTAACTTTGTTTTTATCAGCCCAATCAGTAAAAAATATAAATAAATGTAAACCACCTGATTTAGATTTTACAGGTATTAATGGTAATTCAAAATCTCTAATAATATCTACGTATTTTTTTTGTGAATAATCTTTATAGTTAGCTGGATCAATATCTATAACAGACCATTTTAATTTATCACCGTTCTCAGGTCTAACACCAATTAAAGTTTCACCTTTAATGTGTTTCTCCCAGAGTTGCTCTGTTACAGGTTCGTGGATCGTGAGGTATGAAGCTTTACGCTTACCCCTTTCATCGGTCTCTCCCGTAAGAGAGACTTCGATGAACTGGGAAGAGTCACCCTCAAATAATTGAAGTAACTCTTTTTGCATTAGAATGGAGTACTATCATTTTTAATCTGCTTCGCATTTAAAGCAGACTCCTCTTTACCAAAATCAACCTTACCAAAGATGTCGCTTTTCTTTGCGGTCTCATAAAACGCTCTTGTCGATTCTAATGTACTCGACAATTTTGGATCATCTAGATATCTATCGAATTCGACAACCCAACCGTACCAAGAGTTTTGTGAGTTTGATTCTTTAGTCGTCTTTAATTTGTAGGCAGTTGCCCAAGACGGCGGAGTAAAGAAACCTTTTTTACCTTGTAGTCTTCTACTTGCAATCATAGAATTCCAAGTTTTAGACTTTTTCTTCTGAGTAGATTTCATAGAGATCAACGCAGTTTCTACAGGAATATAATCTTTATCCAAAACATATACAAAATGATTTCCTGTATCTTCTACATAGTTACCATTTTCTAATCTGTCTTTACCATCATCGCCTCTATTTGTTTGAGACATAATGGATGGATCAGTGTGTATTCCTACAGGTCTCCCTGGGCTGTCACCTCTGTCTTTCCACTCATTGAAAGTGTTTATATATAAACATGGTACAACAATTAATCCGTCTTTACCTTTGTAAAGGTTTCCAGATGTTTCATTGTAAATGTCACCTTGTTTAGCAGACTCAATGTACTTGCCATCTGATTCGTCAAGTACTGGTGAATTTGCGTAAAGGATTTTTAAGATAGGGAGTTTTGTATCCCTTGCAGTTACGAACTCTTGTCCTTGTCCTGCCATTTCTTCCAAATTAAAATTAGTTGGAAGGGATGCTTCTTTTTTTACTGCTACATCCTTTGCAGCTTCTTTTGCTTGTTGCATTGTCACTCCTTCGTTGTGATCTTTGTTCGTGTTGCTACGTAAACACCGAATAAATCGGCAGGAACATTTTTCCCTTTTTCAATTTGTTCTCTTACGAACGCCTTGAGGGTCATTGGTTCTACCTTTTCGGCTTGTTTAACATTATGCCCTTTTTGTCTTAATTCGTCAACTAATGTTTTTGCAACATTGTCTTCATTACGACCAAAAGTTAATGTGACGTTGTTTTTAATTAGATCTCCGTAATTATTTTCTCGGAGCCAATCAAAAGCTTCGTCAGTTCTGGATGCAGGAATTCTCGCACCGTAATATGGTTTTATCTCTACAGATGAACCATCAGTAAGTTTGAGTGCTGCTACACCAGCTTTCTGCATTAAGTTTGGAATGTCCTGTTCAGAAAGTTTTAGCTCTTCTTCTTTTTTCTTTTTTAGTTTATCTTCAAGCGTTGTTACTTCTTTCTGGACGTCCAATAACTTATTACAGAGTTCAGCGATATCTTGAGATACGCTTGTGTCGATAGTTATTTCTTTCGACAGTTGTTCTAAGTCCATAACGACCTCCTTAAGTCCCATCTAATTTTATTAATTGACAATGTCAAGAAAAAATTTATATTATTTATAAAAAACATTAAATTGTTTTGAATGACGAAGCATGGATAAATTTATTTATAAAACTAAACCTTTTGAACATCAACGCACAGCTTTAAAAAAAGGGGCACAACATAGTGCTTATGCCTATTTTATGGAAATGGGTACAGGTAAAACTAAAGTAGCTATTGATAATGCTAATTATTTATTTTTAATAAAAGCAATAACACACGTATTAGTTGTGGCACCTAACTCTGTATATCGTAATTGGATTAAAGAAATAGAAACACATTCTACAAACGAATCAACTATTAATGTTCACAAAGATAAAACTATTTATGGTAAAGGTAAATTAAATTGGTTTTTAATTAATGTTGAAGCTTTATCACACAAGTCTGGTGTAAAGATAGTAGAGGATAAATTAAAAGTTATAGGTAGTCGCTGTTTGATGATTCTTGATGAATCCACCACAATAAAAAACAGATCAGCAAAACGAACAAGAAACATCTGTAAATTAGGTAAACGATCAGCGTACCGAAGAATCCTAACAGGCTCACCAATAACAAAATCTCCATTGGATCTATATACACAATGTGAGTTTTTAAGTCCAGATCTTTTAGGTTTTGATTCTTTTTATACCTTTAGAGCTAGATATGCAGTGATGCAACAAGTTGAAATGGGTGGTAGGCAAGTATTATTTCCTAAGTACTATACTAACTTAGATGAATTAACTGAGAAGTTAAAATCATTCTCTTACAGAGTAAAGAAACAAGATTGTTTAGATTTACCTGAAAAAATATATACAACTAGAAACATAACTTTAACTGAAGAACAAGTTCGAGTTTATAACAAATTAAAAAAACAAGCATTCGCTATTGTTAAT